CCACCACCCTGCTCGACGATCTTCAAAAGGAGCTCGTAGAGACGGGTCTTGTCGAGATGCTTCTTGGACATCTCACTTTGAATCTCTTCCTTGATGGAGGACATGTTGTATATCTAAAGAACAGATAATCTTTAAACTTAATGGCCGCCCCCGATATCACTTTCGTCGGTCCGACCCTCCTGTCCGGGATCGGACAGCACACGGAGAAGTACCGTAGACTCATTGCCCCTGATAAACCGTACTACACCTTCGACAAAGAGGTGCCTGAATGCGAACACATCTTCCTCTTCATCATCCCCATCCCCGAGATCATCAAGCGCATTGACTACTACAAAAGCCGGGCGAAGAAGGTGTCCTGCATGACGGTGTGTGAGACCGAACCCGTGCACGAATCCTACGGCTTGCTCACCGAACACTTCGAGACCATCTTCGTCCCGAGTGCGTTCTGTCAGCGCGTGCTCTCCAAACAGTTCCCGCTCACCACGTGGAAGGTGGTGCACGCCCACGTCCCACAACGACCCTACACGTTCTATCACATTGGGAACATCCTCGACGATAGGAAACAGTTCAGGGACATCCTCGAAGCCTTCGTCCGCCTCAACAAGCCGGACACGCGCCTCTTGGTCAAGTGCACGGCGAACCAAGAAGTCAGGATTAACATCCCACGCGTCGAAGTCGTCAACGGTCTCTTATCCGAGGAGGAGTTGGGACACATCCATGCCCGCGGAGACTGTTATGTCAGCTTCTCCAAGTCTGAGGGTGTAGGCATGGGGGCGTACGAAGCCGCTGCCGTGTGGAACAAACCCGTGATCATCACCGACTGGGGTGGAGCACCGGAGTACATAAAGACCCCGTACACCATCGAGTGCGAACCCCAAAAAGTCGAAAAGGACGACTTCCTTTTTGTCAAAAACACCGAGTGGGGGCGACCCAGCAGAGAACAACTATACGCCTATATGTTGGACACTTACACCAAACGGCTGACGTGGATGGATCATGACCACTCAAGGAAAATCAACGACAACGTCCTACATCAGTTCCTGAACGACGTAGTTGGTGGCCAAGACGATGAGACCCGTTAGGATCGTCCCGGACATCATCTGGGACTCTTGGGCCTTGACGTAGAGGATCAAGTCGTCTACGGCCTTGATGCCCACCGGGCGGGTGATCAGTCGAGTGGTGACGATCACGATGGCGATGTACACAGCCATGGCCACCATGACTGGCCGCAAGTTCTCTTGGTCGAGCAACATTGTTGTAATGTACAGTTAGATTTTTTTACAAACACGAGTGTCCCTACGCTTCTTCAAGATCGTGCGCGTCGCGGTATACCTCCAAAATGCATTCGCGTACTGAATGCATTTTGGGGTAGGCTCTCTAACCCCGTAATGGCTCAAGGCTTGTTTAAGGAACCCATCCCACTTCGCATCCCTGATCACCTTGACCATTCCGTCTCCCCCTTGTCAATGAGACGCCCAATCTTTTTAAGCTTCTCCTCCGATGGTTGCAAGATATAAATCAACTTCTCCGACCATCTTAGGGCAGATCTCATTGACCCTCTTGCTGATCATGTCTTGGACATTGGCCACGTGGCGAGCGAACTTCTTCGTGTCGATGCCGGTGGCGTTGTGGATGGCCGACTCCGTGGCGATGTCACGGAGGGCGTACCAGTAACCGGCACTGTAGTTCGCGTGGAGGAGGGCGACCAATGGGCTCGCATCCTGCTGGGCGGCCGTGGCGTACCGAGCCGACTGACGGACGAGCTTTTGAATGTCCAACGAACGGTTGCGGTTGTTGTTGGAGAGGACGAGACACGCCACACACGCGGCGAAGATGACGTACAACCACATTAGTATAGGATTACATTTTTCTTCGGCATCGAACGTAGTGCGCTCGGACCTCGCGGTTGCCGTTAAAGTTTAAGTGGCGTTCGTCAAAGTCCTTGAGAGCCTCTCGGGCTCGGTGACCGTTACCATGTCGATCATCCTTGTCCTCGTTCTTCACGTAATAGATGGCCGTGTCGACGCTGTACGACTTCGGGTGGACACGGCAGAGCCACCACACCTTGGCGATCTTCCGGTGGTCCATCTCCGACAGGCAGTACTCCTTAAGATTGGCGCGCGGACTTCGCGGTCGACGACCACCCGGGATGGGCAAGCCTCTGCTGAATCGGTCATAAAGCAAAAAGGCCCTGAAACGTTCACCTTGGTTGTCATCGTGCAACACCCTGTTCGTGAGCTGGCGGTGGACCTGTCGGCGATTGGCGAGGTCGACGCCGGAAGATTTGAGGATTCGTGAATACAAACGAATCGTGGAATCCTTGTACTCGTGATGGCGGAGGACGTTTTGGAAGACACTCAACATCGTGCGTCACTTGGTATCCCCATGGTGTTTATCCTTATGCGAGGAGGAACGTTTCATCTTCGTTCCTCGAAACCCTAAAGAGGTGATCATAAGTATGTAAAAGAGAGAGGGCGAGGGCAATGGCGAACATCCATTTCTTTTGTTTGCCTGGGTAAAGGAACACGGCCACGATGAAGATCGCTATGAAGGTGGTTTGGGCGGTCGTCAAACGCATCTTTTATTGTACCACAACATCTTTTTTTCCCCACTAATAGGGGACCCGAAGAACGTTGGTCGGGACTTTGACACCTTTCTTTTTCATGTACGCTGCCATGATGTCAATCTTCTTTCGCAGTGTCGTGTTCAAGTTGGCGGTGTTCACGAGCTTCCTCTTGTCGTTATTGTTATTCACGTACGGCTCAAATCTACCAAGCAGTTCTTCTCGCACTTGTTCTCGATTGGCTTCCAAATACTCGTTGAGATTGTCGTTGAGCTCCGACTTGTTGAATTCGTATCTATATTTTTTGTTGTTGGAACGACCCCACGCTTCATCGCGCACCCGCTGCATGAGATAGGGTCGATAACCACCGAGCCCCTTGAGTGTATTGTAGTTGCCGGCATTCAGACGCGCCAAGAACTTCTCGATGATTCTGTTTTTGTCGGCGTAGACTTTCTTGTACCCGTGTTTTTTCAACGCTTTGAAATCTCGGTTGGCAAAGTTCAGCCACTCGTAGACTTCTCGAACGAAACGACTACTTCCATATCCACCGAACCCGTTTTCTGGTGGTGTTCCACGCAATTTCTCTTTTCTGACGAGCTCACTCAACATCCTTCGTTTGAAAGCTTTTGGCATTCGGACGTCGTACCGGTTACTGTGTTTGTAATATCCGGTGTTTCGGGCAATGTTCTCTATTTCCCGTGCCACGGTCTCCACGCGGATTTTGTTTTCATTCAAGGTGTTCGTCTTCGTGATCGTCGTCGCCTTGATGTCGTTCATGATCCGATTCGCCGATTCGCCCCTTTTCAGGCGATTCAGGTAGTTCCCAATCTGTTTTTTCGTCAGCTTCTTGCGCGTCTCCATGAATTTCAAAAGTTTTTGTCGAGGCGTTTCGTTGTATAGCTGTCGAATACCCAGCACGATCGGTCTCCTGGTGATCGGGGACACGCGCTTTTGCAACTTATTCAACGCGCGTCGGTCGTACACTTGTCGTGGTTTACCGTTAATTGGGAGATCGTCGGCGATGTAAACCGCCAGCTTCTTCGGTATGTTTCTCACTGACACGGTGTTGAAGTCCTTGTCGTACGCCGTGACTTTGTTAGTGTTCATATATGTAAACCAATATTATTTAAAAGATTCAAACGATGAATACTAATATGGAATATTCCTATTTCAACGACACGAGGTTGCCGATCAAAGTCACATCGGAGACTCTTGAAGTGACCCCGTTCACATTCAAACCCAACAAGACAGTATGGGAGATGGCGTCCATCCACAAATTCTTCTCACAGATCGATCCAGAGGGGGAGTTCAACGTCGCCGACGTCGGCGCGCAATCAGGGAGTTACACCCTCTTGGCAAAGTATCTCCCAAAATCATTTTTTTATTCATTCGAACCATTCATCAAAAGTTACAAATGTCTCGTTGATAACATCGAATTGAATGATTTGAAAAATGTTCAGACTTTTGACGTGGCCCTGTCGAACATCTCCGGTTCGAGTGTTCTGAACACGTGTGCCGCTCACAACGGTATGCACACCCTCAGCGAGACGCCCATGCGCTTCAAGGACGTCGTACCGGTCGAGATCCAAACGAGAACTCTTGATGAATTCTTTTACGACGTCGACAGACCCCTTCACTTCATGAAGATCGACACGGAGGGGTGGGAGTTCCGCGTCCTCGAGGGTGGTCGGAAGACGTTGGAAAAATATAGACCGGTGATTCAGCTGGAGTGGGTTCCGGTCAACATGCACCAGTGCGGAGTCAATGAGTGTGATTTGAGCGAACTCCTCCAAACGTACGGGTACCGGGAAGTAAGCAAGATCGGAGAGGAAAAAATATTCCGTTCGGATGATCTCACGCGAGGAGACGCCTGAGTCTCGTGAACTCCTTGTTCGTGAAGATGGTCAGGGTCGTCACGTGATCCACGTCGAGTGTGACCTCTCCGTGGTGGGCGTGTTCCTGTTTATGCACGTGGCTCACTTTGCAGTAGTCCACCGGTACCATCCTCATCCCAGACGCCTTGCTGTGGTGCGCGGCGAGGGTGGCCGCATCCCTCTTCGTCTCCCGACTCATGGACGTCGCCTCCACGATGACGTGAGCACCAGGGCAATCCGCGACGTGAAACCAGTAGTAGTCGGGGTCGGCGGTTTGGGTCAGTTGGTCATTCTCCTTGGCGGTCTGTCCAACAAGGATGCGCGTCCCGTCTTCACTCTCCTTGACGATCATACTACTTAACATTTACACCATCTTCCTTAAGAAGGATGATCATCAGCTATGACCACCCATGCTTTTGGTGCTTGGCTCCGACCTTCATATGCGTCGAACCGTACGACGACGTGGAGGAAATCCTTTATGACCAATACATAGACTTTGTCCACGAGCCGGATTGGCACTATAACGACCACTTCTTTAAGAGGATTGGTAAAAAATTTGAAAGGGTGTGTCGTGATTGCTTCAATAACACCAAACTACGAGTATCACCACGCGATCTCTTAAACCGCCAGACTGGCGTCTCCCGGATGGTGCGACCGAAGAGTCGCGCCATGACCGTCGACGAGTTGTCAGTGTTCGCACGCACGCTCCAGACGTACTTCAAACACAGACAGTATGACATTCGATTGGGAGAGTGACATGAGGTGGACGATACAAGCGTGTCGTAAGTGTCGCCAAAGGGGGTGCATTAAGTGCGGTCGAAGCGGATGGAAGACCACCACGAAGCAGTTCAAAAAGTGCCTTTGGACTCGAGCGGAGGACGACGAACTCATCCGCCTCGCCGGGTCCCTAGAGAAACTCCACTACCCCACGCTCTCCCGCCTCTTCGGTTCAACCCGATCCGTGCAGTCGATCCGGGAGCGATACCGCAAGATCACGGGCACGCGCGTTAGGAAAAATTATGTAAGTAGAAAGTAGATGTCGTGTACCGCTCACATTTACCAACACAAGAATTATGGCGGCGAGGCAAAGTCCACGAGCAGCACGTGTTCAGATACGGAAAGCTGTGGTATGGATTTTGGTCGAAACAGGGCTTCATCCTACAAAATCACAGGTGACTGTGACAGTACGGTGATAAGTATGTGTCGCATCCTCGCGATGGGTGAAGAGTAAAAATTTGTAAAGTAAATAGTAGATATGAAAGGACCAAAACTCCTCCCTAAAAAGATCACGACCAAGATGTCAAAGACGGAGCTCACGAAATATGAGAAACTCCAGAAAGAACGGATCAAGACAGTTGAAGATATGGTAAAGGCTCAGGCCAAATCCGTCGATTACGGACGCACTTTATACAAGATAAAAAACCCAACGACTGCCCAAAAGAAGAAGGATCAAAATCTCATTGACAAGGGATTCAAGGCTGAATTTAAAGCTTTCAAGAAGGCTGATGAGTATTATGCCTATAAGAAGAAAATGGAAAAAAAGTACGCCTAAGTCACTTCAAAATGCGCTGCCTTATAACTTCCTCAAAAAAGCTGGTCCTTTGAGGATGAAATTCACACCAACACAAGAATTATGGCGGCGAGCTAGTCATCCTCGCGATGGGTGAAGAGTAAAAATTTGTAAAGTACAGAGTAGAGATGGCAGGTGAAGCTGCGAAGATTTGTCTAAACGCCATCGGAGCACAGGAGAAGCACCTCTTGTCCAAGGACTCGAGAGATGGACTCTTCTACTATGACCCGACCAAACTACAACACAGCCAGTTCCGGAAGTACCACAGGGCGACGAACGTCAACCGCCCGGGATCGGCCAACCCCAACTGGCCTTTCGGAAGCACGATCAAGGTGGAGTTCGACCCACGAAACTTCGGTGACCTCCTGACGAACATTTGGTTATCCATAAAACTTCCTGCGCTCGAGACGGGTGGTAACTACGCCGATCAGATCGGGCGGGCCCTCCTCAAGTCCGTGACGATGCGTTGCGACGACGCCGTGCTCGAGACCATCTACGACGACTGGGCGGTCATCTATGACGAGATTTACACCGAGATGAGTTCGAAGGTTTCCAACCGCCACCTCCTCAACCGTTCCCTCGCCTACGACACGGCCGAAGACAACCCATCGTACGCCGAGCAGGAGTCCGAGGTCCTCATCCCCATTCCATTCTTCTTTTCCCAGAACTGGTCAACGCGGGAGTATGACAAGAACAAGAGGAACACGCCGTACTTCCCCATGGCGAGCGTGCACCGAAGTAAGGTGTACTTTGAGTTTGAGTTCTACAATCAGAAGTGGTTCTCGAACACGTCGTCGACCCTGACCCTGTCGGAGTTCGACGTGATCACAGAGGAGATATCGGTGAGCCCCGAGGAGCGCTTCTTCATGGCGTCGTCCAAGCGAACGATGCTGACGGACATGGTGAGACGCCACCCCGACCAGCTCGTGAGCGTGGACGAGCGAACGGTGACCATGAACCTCGTCCCGAACCTTCCCGTGAAAACGTTTCACTGGTTTTTCAGGAACAGGGCATTCGAGCAGGAAGACGTCTCGGACGACGGGAACCCGACGAGCGACGGTGAACTGTACTGCATGAACCGTTACAACTTTTCGCGACTCAACGATTTCGATCAGACCTACACGTGGTTTGCTCCTGTAATGGACAAGGCGTATTTGTTCATTAAAGGTCAAAGACTACCGGACGTGACCTCCCCCGATCACTCGTTCTACAAGTACCTCACCGTGTCCCACAAGCACATGGCCCGACCGGTGCGTAACATCTACACGTACAGCTTCGCCACCCATCCACTCAATTCGACGCCTTCGGGTAGTCTTGCCTTTGACACGCTCAAGGGGAACAAGACGACGATGGAAGTTCTCATCGACGAAGCCGCCACGGACAGTGGGAAGAGCTTCACAATGCACATGTATTACACGGCGTACGTCGTCTTGGAGTTCGACCAAGGTCGGGTTCGCATCTTGAACGCGGATGAAGTGGAGGATGAAGAAGAGAAACAGTGGTGCCCGGCCGAGCCAGTGCTCGGACCGGAAAAACCTCGAACACCGAACGTGGTGGATCAATTCTTAGCCAAGACTTCCTTGTGATTCAACAGATAGTCGACCACGTTGTTCTTGATGGCAAAGCGCATAAAGTTGAGCTGGGCCAGGGTGGTGTTGATTTTCTCACCCGTCCCAGGGACTGCGTACGTGATCTTCGCGTCCGGGCCCCGACAGAACGGGTCGAAGAGACCCTTGCTGAAACCTGAGAGCGAGCTCTTATAGGCGGCGTGTACGTTCAAGACTCTGTCATCCATGGTTCGGTACGTGGTGTTGTGCTTCTTCGCAAACTGCGTGCAGAAAAACTCAATGTTCCTGAGGCTGATTCCATTCTTTTTTTGGAGGATGTCCAAGAGCATCCCTCGATGTCTAGGATCTTCATAGAAGGTGTTCAGATTGTTTAACAATAGTGTCTGTCTGCTACTCATTCTTAGTCTAATATAGATCCAAAGTCCTTAAGCTCTTCATCCGTTCCATCACACGCCGGACATCCCTTGACGTACCCACATGATAGATCGTGGGTGTGACTCGACGTCCTCTGCACGTTCACCGGTGACAACACCTCCCTCTGGCTGTGATGGGCCGAACAAAACCCACTAAACTTTCCGTTCCTCGTGCACCTCTCCCCCGTCTTGACCAGTCCCCGACACCGGCACGTACTCCAGTTGAGAGCCGGTGGAAGGTCACTGATGAGCACGGGCACGGGAATGCAGTGACGCCGACTGATCTTGTTTATGTACTCTTGAAACTGATCGTCAAGGTGTGACTGAATCTGATTGTTCACTTCCACCTTGAGCATCTCCGCAATCTTTGTCGAGAACTCCATGGTCTTTCGTCTTGGATGTGATTTTAGCGTAATTCTTAAACAATGCATCGAGGGTGGTCTGTCCCTTTATCTGCTTCTTCTGCCTCGGGGGCTTAAAGCGCTTTATGATGTCACCAAAAAGGAGCTGTTTGCATCCGTCACCCAAAAGGGGTTGGAGGAGCTGAGATATAGGTTCGACGTACTTATTGGTGAAGTAGTGGTAATAGTCAATCTTAATCTCGTCCCCGTGTGACTGCACCCAGAGGGGATCCTCCGCCTTCTCGTACGCTTTCGCCCTCGGGTCGGGGGTCTTTATGAACACGTACGGCACACGATCACCCGGTTGGGGTTCACTTCCAGGGGCTCTCGCTTTCATCTTGTCCCTGACGACGACGTGTGAGAGGTTGGGGTTCTTGTACTCCGCGGCCAGACTTTGGGACAGGGTGAGTTCTTCCATGCCAATCTTCCCCTCGATGAGTTCGAGCGCTCGTTCCTTGGCCAATTCAGTCGGTCGCTTGGTGTCACTGGAATCGAGGATGACGTCCAACAACTCCGTGCACACCCGCCGCATGTGCTTGGTGCCGTCCCGCCTCTTTAACTGCAACCCCTTCACGTCCACGTAATCCATGTGCATCTCACCATCCTTATGCATCGTCCATAACTTGGCTGCGTAACGCTTCTTGCTATATAGGATGAGAGGTCTGTACACCTTCTCGAGTTCAAGATCGTTGGGTGGTCTGAAGAGCGCGCTGCACTGTTCCGCAGCCTTCTCACCCAACGACCACGCAAAGTCCAAGGCCTCCTTGGACATCGGGTCCCTTCCCTCGAGATCGAATTCCACAAAGACAGAATCCGTATCCCCGTACCTCACCTTGGCGTTGAAGTGTTTCTCGCAGTACGCCTTGGTCTCTTCGATCATCCCCCGCCCACGACACGTGACGCTCGACGCGATCGCGACGCACGGCAACATCCCCCGAACCGTGCCGGTGAACCCGTACACGCTGTTCATCGACACTTTATAGGCCAACTGTCGCCCATCCAGGATGGACTTCTTAAAGGGATCGGTGGTGGACGCCATCTCCTTCTTCGCCTTCTTCCGATACGCTTTCAACTCCGTGAGGATGACGGGTAACAGACTCTGCACCCCCTGGGCAAACTTGTACGTCTTCCCGTCAACGACAAAGGTGTCGTACTCCACACCCGGGATGTTGCCATATCTTCGATCGTCCAGGACCAAGGTGGAGTAGCACATGTTGTGCGCACACATGATGGATGGGTACAGACTGGCGAAATCCAGGGCGACGATTGGGGTGAAATACGCACCTGGGATCGGATCCAAGACTGTAGCCCCTTGGTAGCCGTCTTCGAGTGACGACCTATCTTGTCGTATCACCGGAACCATGTAGCCAAGTTCCCGCGCCTTGCGCGTCAGCTGACTGAACACTTTCACTTGCTGCCCTCGTTCGACGAGATGACTCAAGGAGACGTGACACGCACGAGCCATCTCCCACAGTGACTGAAGGGTCGAGAGCTTGGCCATTAGAAGATGAAGCAAAAGCGTGTCTTGGATGCAGTACGCGGCGACATCACCCAACTCCTTGGCGTCACCCACTTCGTACCTGCGGAACATCTCTTTGGCCGGCATGTCATACTTGCCTTGGTCCTTGAGAAAGTGCGTCGCCACATACTCCAGTTTAAACGAATCGAGCTTAAACTGAGATTTTATCAGGTGGAACAGATCGAAGATGAAACGACCGGGCATGGGCAAGAGCTTGAGGGTGTTGTCCCCGAGCGCGGACGAACTCAGGTTCTTGTGGGTGATGTTACTCGGGGTGTTTCGTATCCTCCCCAGATTGTAAAAAGACGGCGCACACCTGACCATCACCGCCCGCGTAAACAGGAAAGAAAAGTCAAACCCGAAGATGTTGTACCCGGTGATGACATCCACGTTCTTTTCGTGCACGTACTTGGCCCACGCCTCCAGCACCTCCCTCTCCGTGTCGAACCACTCGATCCTGCCCTCTGGGACGTCCGCGGTCTCCTTGTGACAGAAACACACGCGATCGAACGGTTCGGATTCACCGTACTTACAAAGGGTCATCGCGATCTGATAACACGCGTCACCGGGAAGATTGGCGTCAGGGAACTGCTTGCGCTCGCTGTAGGCTTCGATGTCGAACGACGCGACGACGAACGGGGCGACGTCCTCGTCCCGCCCTTCCACGGGTTTGAGCTCACGCCAGTCGTCACAGAAGACGTCGATGTCCGTGGTCGCGTAGAACGCGGGATTGTACTGACCAACCTCCAACCAACCCACGGACTGGATGCCCGTTCGGTGCAAGAGCCTTAAGGTGGGCTCTATGTTCGACTCGTACACGGTGAGGTGTTTCTTCCGGTAACGAAAGAATCCGTCCATCGCCCGCCTCGACGCCAGGTTGCGCGCGTCCAGCTTTAGGAAGAGTCGCTCCTCGTTGTTCGTGAACCCCATGACGTCCTTCTTCCGCACGATACCGTGCCCCTCGAGGCAGTCAGGGCACCGCTCTCGGATCTCATCCAGTAGGATCTTCACGTCCCTCTGGGTAAATGTCTCAGGAAGCCTCACGAAAAAGTACGGCTTGAACTCCGTCGTCACGCACACTGACTTTCCGCACGCGTCCTTGCCCACGACGCTGATGAGGTGGGGCCCGTGACCGTCGTCCTCGTCACGGGCGTGCCACGCCAAGGCCTGAAAGATCATGGACGCCCGCCTGTGTTTGAAGTGGTCGGATTTTTTTAATATCTCATAATAGTAATACAGCATGTCGGCGGCTTTGATTGAACTTGTCAGCAGAGGGGTTCAAGACCAGTACTTGACTGGCTCACCGGAAATTTCATACTTTAGGCAAAATTACCGCAAACACACCAACTTCAGTAGCAAGGTCGAGAGGTTGGATTACATCGGTACGTTCGGGGCGGACAACGAGGTCCTCATCCCGATCCCGTCCAAGGGAGATTTGTTGGGTGCCATCTGGGTCGAACACCCTAAGATTGGTTCCATTCAAAACGACAACACCGGCTTCTTCAGCAGTGATTCCACCAAGCCCACGGAGTTCAGCCTCTGGATCGGAGGCCAGCAAGTGTGCGTCATGGACAGCCTCTACATCCAAGGCGTTCACAACTTGTTGTACCGCCCGGACCAGGCCAAGGCGTCGTGTGCGATCACGACCAACAATGTGAAGGGCAACTTGAGAGGCGTCGACGTGAACACGTCAGCGTCTGATCACTACTTGATCCCCTTCTTCTTCGGTGAGGGTGATTACACCAAGTGCCTCCCTTTGATCGCCCTCCAACACCACGCGGTGGAGATCAGAATCAAGTGCCGCAATGGCAGCTTCAACGTCACGGGCTCGCCGAAGGTGTACGCCCAATTCCACATGCTCGACACCGACGAGCGGGCCTATTTCGTCGAAAAGCAGCACGACTTGCTTTTCACAGAGGTTCAAACCCAAGTTGCCGCCAACACCGACACAGATTATGACTTGAGCTACTTCAACCACCCTGTGCGCGCGTTCCACATCGTGAGCGGGAATGCGACTGGTAATCACTGGAGCGACGAGTGGACTTTCGAAAAAGCTAGCCTGTATGTGAACGGTGTCGTTCACAGTGACGAACTTTCAAATGTCTATCACCACACCATCGTCCCCGAGTTGCACTGTTCGGCGCTTCCGGACACCAGCCTTGACGACGTTCCTGTGTACACGTGGCCGTTCAGCTTGGTCCTCAACACCCCTTCCCGCCCCACAGGTTCGATCAACATGAGCAGGTGTGACACGGCCATGATCAAGCTTCAAGGCGTCTCGGGTGGTAACAACCTCCACCGCATGTACGCGACGTCGTGGAACATCCTCACCATTCGTGACGGTATGGCTGGTAAAAAATTTAGCTCTTAAATGGTAAGATTGTTTCAATGGGTTACATAACCCGAAAACGAGGTGTCTTTTACAAAGATGGACGTCCCGTTTCCGAGGCAGAACAGATCAGGTGCAGGAAGCTCGGCATCCCACCGGCATACAAAGACGTGAAAGTCGATCCACGACCCGGCGCGAAGCTCCAGGCCACGGCGGTGGACGCGAATGGGAAGAAACACTATTACTACAACGAGAGCTTTCTCCGAAAGCAGCGAGACAAGAGACGCGATCGGGCGAACGACATCGATTTCGGAAAGATACGAAACGTCACCGCGCGTTTACTCAACCAACTCAAGGTGAGCAGCCTTAGGTGGGACGACGCCCTGGCTCTGCGAATGATCGCGTCCGCGTACCTCCGCAGTGGGGTGGCGGAGAGGGACACCGGGGCTTTGGGTGCGTTCCAACTTCAACGACGTCACGTCAAGTTGAAGGGTGACGGCGAGACGGTGGTCTTCGACTTCCCCGCCAAGAGTGGTCAGCGGCGACAGTTCACCGTCAAGGACAGAGTACTCCACCGCGCATTGGTCCAACAGAACGCACCCCTCCTCGTTGGGAACGCCAAGTGGGAAAGGGTCCGCGACCTCTTAAGGGGCATCATGAAGAACGACCACCTCCAACTGAAGGACATACGAACGGCCGGGTCGATGCAACTCTTCGCAAAGTTTTTGAAATCCGCCAAAGACGAGAAGGAAGCCATTCGCCAGACCGCCGAGACGATCGGTCACACGCCCTCGGTGAGTAAAAAATTCTACATCCTATAGTATATGCGACCGCGGTACAGGAACGCACTTATCGTCCTCGCCCTCTTCGCCCTGGCCATGGTCTTGTTCAGGCGACGCGAGACGTACGGGAACGAAAACAACGGTGGCTTCGACATCACGGCTTTCATCAAACAAATATTTGGTGGCTTTGGTGATAATCAGACGTCCAACGAGGTCACCGTCGCCGAGAAGGCTTCGAGGGAGAAACTGATCGAAGCCCCAGACGCACAGTACGTCCAACTCATCATGGACATCGCCTACGACGCCTCTCGAACCACGACGAGTGAAGGGGGCACGGGGAACGACGACGACACGCACGCCATCATCAACGTCGCCGAGTTGGAGGTTTATAACGACGAGGGTGCGTTGATTTCCAAAGGCAAGCCTGTGGAGGCTGACAACTTCCACACGGCCGGTCCGTTGGCCAATCTCACGGACGGACACAAGTGGAACTTTGCCCACACTTTGGGACGCGACGAGAACGAGATCGACGACATGATTGTCGATCTGGGATCGATGCAAAAGATTGGAAAGGTCCGCCTCACCAACCGACGGGGTTGTTGCCCACACCGAACGGCGGGAATCAAGTTCGTCCTCATGGACTCGAACAAGAACAAGGTTGGCGAGTCTCCGACCATCAAGGGGTGGTCCGACGTGGTGACGTACAATTTCCGTGAAGCCGGGAAGAACGTCAGGCACTGTCAGTTGAGAAAGATCACCGGGCACTCTGGGACCTTGGGTGCGTGTGAGAAGCCGGGTGATTACGTACCAAAGGCTGTGAAGTACCACGGTTCGTGGTTCTCGCCCAAAAACCCGACTCGTCACGAACAAAACATTTTCAAGATGAACTCCACGGACACCAAAGACACCTACGTCGTCGCCCACCAATCACCGGACGACTGGTGTAAGATGGTCCAGTTCGACATCAGCAAG